AGTTCTTGCTTCGTCCAACGTTTTGCCTTTAACCCATTCTGTAACAAGAGAGCTTGACGCAATCGCTGAACCACAACCATATGTCTTGAATCTGGCGTCTGTGATGATTCCATTCTCGACCTTTATCTGTAGTTTCATTACATCACCACAAGCCGGCGCACCTACCATACCAGTACCTACACCTGTTTCGTCCTTAGCGAACGAACCCACATTGCGTGGGTTCTCGTAGTGGTCAATAACTTTATCTGAATAAGCCATTATCTAATGTCCGTTGTGTGTTTTTTCTTAATTGACTTTTTAAGAATTTTATACCAAATCTTTTGCTCGCGTTTTAGGTCGTGCCTAAAGATGGCAATGTATAACTTACGGCGTAGTTTGCGTAGTTTCATTTTAGTTTGGTACCAATACTAATTGATATTGATTTGTTTGTGGGTTAACCATTTGTTGATAGTGATAGCCCACTGGAGGAGGTGCATAACCCGGTTGCGGTACCACCATTGGAGGTTGTGTGTAAACAACTGCAGGCGGTTGCTCAACAACCACTGTGCGAGGTTGTGCCATTTCATATCCAATAACGCCACCAATCAAAGCAGGTGCTACCCAACCACCGTTGTATCCATGATGATAATATCCGCCGCGATAGCAACAGGCTTCGGCACCGGCAGTTAACGCCGAAGTTAGAATTAATAGTGATAGGACTTTCTTCATGATACTCTCCTTATAGTAAGTATTATAAATTATTTATTTTGGATTGTCAATGATTATGAGCGACTGCCTAGGGCACGATTAGCCATTGCGCTAACTGTTTTTTCTGGAGCAGTTTGAGTTGGAGTTGCTCCTGCAGGCATACCTGCGTCGGGGTCGTCCATTGGTTCTACCGGGTTGATGTAAACATACATTACACCATTGTCATCTTCGTCAATTGATTTAATAATGTTTTTAACTGTATCGTCTTTGTCCTTGGCTTGATCCAATGCGTTCTTGTCAAAGGATTCGCCACCGGGCATGTTTTGTACCAATCGTATCAAGGCTTCTCTTGAGATTTTTGGAATTGTTGCATCTTTGGCATTTGCCTGTACACGATGCAACACATCCATCAATGCCGACATTGTAGTCGGATCAAGATCATCCTCGATGTAAGCCGAAAGATCTTCGGGTTCATCTACGGGATTTTCAACTAATGCGAATTCTCTATAACGCATTAACGACGCTCTCTACCTAATTCTTCTTCGCCACCGGCTGCAGCATCTGTTCCGCCAAATGCATCACCAGCTGGTTCTGGCTCGGGAGCAGCTCCCATTGCCGGGGCTGGAGCACCCATTTCGCCACCGGGCATTCCACCGCCCATGCCCATGTCTGGAGTAGCTTCGCCAGTTAGTGCACGTGCTGCACTGTCGGCACTTGCACGACCATCACTTAGTTGTTGCCATAGTTGTTGTAGAAGTGGTGTCACAGATCCCTTGAAGGCTTCTGCTTGTTGCTCACCTATTTGGTCACGGATTGTATCTAGGAGCGCAGGCAATTGTTCGTTCTGCATTTTACCAATCTTCTCTAGCATGTCTTGAATGCTATCAACCATATCTTTTGCGGCCAGCGTTGCTTCGGCTTTGGCCATTTCACTCTCTACTATAAGCTGTTGCTTATTCTCTACCATCCAACGGTTCAAACTTTCACGAACCATTAGCAATTCCATGTACTTGGGATTCTGTTGGATTGTGTGTGCATCATGAGAACGCTTGACTTGGCTAAGGCTCTCGGTAATTCCTTTTGCTAACGTATAGGCTTTCTTGAACGTTAGGTTGTCATAATCTATTTTAAAACCAAAGCGGCTTTCAACTACTCGGTTAATTTTATTAGCTCTAGGCTGGTTTGTCATTTCTGATAATCGCATGGTTACTTATTCCCAATATTTTATATATTTAGCACTTGTTAACGATTTCTGCAATTGATTATTTGCGGTTTTTAGGCGCAATCTTGCATCATCTAATCGTGCACTCCAAATATTTATGCTATCCGATTTCCGACTTTTAATTGCCCGTTCCACACTGGCTTCGTAGTGAACAACATCATTTTTTAATTTCAGCACCACCGAGTCGGCACTTCTAATCGATTCTGATAATTTGTTATAGCCCTTTTGTTCACATAAGCAATAGAACACTGCACTCAATTTATTGTCAAATATGTGCACCTTTTCTTGCATTGTGTTTTGTAACTGCCAATATCCGTGATCGGCTAGGATTCGGCGATTACCAATGGCATATCCCGAGTTGCCCAAGGGCCAAATATAAGGGGTATTTTCTTTTATTGCTATTTGTTGGACCTGTTGTTCGGTCCATTCGCCGAGAAATCTGGCGGTAAGTTCTATTACTTCTCGTGCTTGTTTAGCGTATTCTTTTTTTGTAGCTGATGCGACCATTTTCGTTGATTCTATACAATACATCCTTGTTTACCAAATGATTTGCCATAATCTGTTGTCTAGCATCTAGTTCGGATTTGGGCAATGCTTTGCGGTCATTTAATAAATCTAATACTTCCGCTTCTTCATTGGTAATGGGTAATGTAATGTTATTTAATAGTTCTACGATTCGCATAATTTATTTGAAGTGGGTCGCTAATAGAGTTATGATACCTGCTATCATGACACCCAGTATACTGGTTCCGATTGTAATTATAGTTTTATAAGGACCATCAGATTTTTCTGTTAAACTCTCTTTGATGTCCAACAGATGTGTCTCTAGTTTGTCCATACGGGTTTCTAGATTGTTTAATTTTGTTTCCAAACTATTATACCTTTCAGCACATAACTCTACGTGCGCCTCTAGGCTTTTCTTTTCAATTTCCGTACCGGCCATCTTGTTCTTTCGTGGTATTACGACGCTTCTAAATATGCCTTAATGTGTGCCTTAATATGAGCCTATGCGGTGCCTGAGCATCAATTAGTATTTATTGACTATATATTTTTCTTAAAGTATATATTTTTGATAGCACCATAGGGATAAAAGATAGGTAGCATGAATCGTGCAGTTTCTTCAAGTCCGGTTATGATCGGCACTTGTTCAAATACTTCTTCTAATCTAGCCACTGGATTATCGCCTCGTTCAAATACATCACTGTGTTCGACTGAAAATCTCCAGCTCCAAATTTTATGCTCGCCTTCAAAGAATTCTCCGAATTCGGTCCATTTAACATCAATGACAATTTGGTCACAGTCAATGATTGATGTGGGTTGTGCCACTAGGCCTATTGCCTGTAGAACTGTTTCCCAATTGCGTTGTTGACTTCTTTCAAGACATTCCGCACCACGAGTCATTCCTGTGGGAGTGATATCTACCAAGGTGTAAAGAGTGTATATTGACATAAGAATATTTAGTCAACAAAAAACCCACCTAAGTGGGTTTTTGTTCTAATCTAATTTAGATTAAGCTAATTTGAAGCCGTTTGAGCTTGAAACTGTAACTTGAGCTGGGCCTAAGTATACGTTAGAAGCTGTAACGTTAGCATAATAGTTTACGTTACCAGTAGCAACATAAGCTGAGCTAATAATAAATGCTTGGATAGCTGCATCGCTAGCCCAACCACTACGCTCAGTAATGATACTGATTTGTGGTGTGCTATCAACTTGGTATGCCAATACAGTAGCGTTTTGCTCTACTGCACGAATAATAGATTCTACTGCACCACCTGTTGTTAATTCAGCTGCCAAGTTACCGTTTGTTAGAGTAACTTTAGTGAATGTAATTGGAGCTGCAATACCTGTATTGATAACTGCACCGTTTGCAAACGAACGACCTGCGTCAACGTTTAATACACCAGCTGCGTCGCCGTTAATTCTTGTAAAAACTGCCATTTTCTTTTTCCTTTAAAAATAATGAGTCCTAGGACTGCATGTAAATATTTAGCTTTTCTTTAAAAAACCTATGCTCTTCCTGCGAAATTAGCGGCACTAAAAACTCCGCGATTTACTAGTTTTATAAAGCCCACAGGACTGTCGATGTTGAATCCTTCGCCTTTAGGGGTATCGCCCACGTACTGCTCTATGCCACCAACTTGTGGCTCTAATTCGGCCAAAAGTGCCAATTTGACTGCGGTTATTGCACTGTAAACTTGGTCTAGTGCCTGTACAATGGGCTTGTTTTCTTTTGCGGCAAATACTGCAAACTGTGGCTTTGACAGTTTGCTTTGTAGCCAGTTACCGTCTACTGCTTGTCCAGTGACTTTTCTATTGTAGTAGGTTTGAAGAGCCGATTTACTAGAGCCGGTTAGGCTTGCCAAAAAGTCATTGCCGCCGGCTATGGAAAAATTATTAATTGCTCGTTTAGCAGAATCTATCAATCTAGTCGGGGTTTTCATTCGAAATCTAGTATTCATGTTGCCGGTGAACACCGTGATGTATTGATTTGTTCCAGTTAGTCCGCCTAGCCCGTCCATGGTTTGTCTTCCCACTAACGGAGTATCAGCACTGGACTGTATGTCACTGCCGTAACTGTGTACTGCTAGGCCGATTTGTCGCCCGGCTATTTGTTTGCCTACGTCGCCATTGGCCGGCACTTTGTATGTTACCCCGTGTGGGTTTGGTTTAAAAACAAACTTACCATCGTCTTCGATAATGTCAACACCGGGCTCGGTCCACATTAGATCGCCCTGAACAAAACCTTTAAATGCGGGAGGACATATTGAACCCACGGCATTAAATGCTTTGGCCAACTTTTCGCCCACGGTCATGTTTTTGCCATTCTGTTGATAGTACTGCAACAGTTCTTGTGCGCTTGTGACTTGTCCGCCGGGATTGCCAATGTACTCTTTGTAGTTCATGGTGAACTTACCATCAGTGGTTCTGCGTCCAAACACTATGGCCGGCGAGCCGTCCCATTTGATTGTTACCGACTGTGGCTTTTGTACAGCACCGGCCATGGCATCGAGCACGGCCATTGCCGATTCACTGCCTTGAAAGATAAAGTCTTCGGGGTGCGGAGTACGTGCACCTTCGGTCAACATCTGTATAAATCCGTTTGAATATTTCATTTTAACTTGTTATTGATATGTCTAAACCATTCACTGGGATGTTCGCTGCTGGCTTGTTCGGGCAATACTCTTCCGGTCTTTGATAGATAATCGGCAAAGTCATGTAACTTTTCTTTTCGTTTGGGATCGTTACGCAATGCGCCAACTGTGCTTTCTACACTGGCTAAATCCTTTACCGTACCACGTCCATCTAGCAATAATCTTGCCAATACTGCAGGATCGTCTGTGACTAATTCATTGGTATCTCTAGCATGTACTCCACTTATAACATTTACTTTAACGCCCAGTGTCTTACCAATACTGTTAAACAACACAGCACGGTCTACACCTTTAAATCGACTGTCCGGCGGCATTGCTGCCAACATGAACTTGCTCCACTTCATGTTGGTCAAGAAGTTGAAGTCTACTTGTACATATCCACGCTTGGGATCGCCGTTGATCGGGCAACGAAAATGCACTTCAATACCGGTAGCATCAATCCAACGATCTAAATGTGCTGGCTCTTTGCCCTTGGCTTTGCTGTTGATGATTTGGTCTTCGGGTATGCCTTGCTTTTTGCACCAGCTGGTCAATACTCCAACAACTGCATCTTTCTTGATCACATTACCATCAAGTGCTAGATCAATATCACCACTTGTTTCAGTAACGCCAGTGCTGCCCAATAATTCGTTTTTTAAATTTAAACCTGTAATTTGTTCTAACCACTTTACAGTTGTGGGCACATCGTTTCTATTAATACGTTGAGTAATAGGAACTTTCTTAGCGTCTTTAAAAACGTTACCGCCTTCGATTAGTATCATGATTGTTTCTTCATTTTATCAAATAACAAAGCCGCAAAGTCTACACCATTGTCTTCTACTATGGGAGTATCGAGATTTTCAAGACCGGCTTTAACCAATTGTCCGTTATGAATTTGACCTTTTGTGGTCTCTGTATTTCCGTGTGGCGCATAACGTTGGCGTCCTTTAAATTGTAATCCAGTGGGTTGTTCTACTGGCGCTGGAGTTTCGGCAGGTGGTGCGAATCGTATTTTGTCTCGTGCAGCACGTCGTGCATTGATATCACGTGGCGGGGTTGCAACCGGTGCTGGCGGGGCAAATCGTATTTTGTCTCGTGCAGCACGTCGTGCATTGATATCACGTGGTGGCGTTGCTGGTTGACCCGCTACTTGTGCAGGTTCTGTGTTGGCACTAGGTTGTTGTGTTCCTGCAAAACCCGTTGGTGCTTGTGTTGTAGGTTGCCCTATTTGATTTATTCCTTGTGCTATTGCTGACGAAGTAGCAGTGGGCTCCATTTTAAAGAAATTTGAATAATCAGTGACTGTATTTGGAGCCGGTGTCGGAGTAGATGCTGTTGGTGTTGTAGGGGTTGCTGGTGTTGGTACAGTAGTTGTTGGGGTCACCGGAGCCGACGCAGTTGGTGTTGTAGGTGTTGGAGTAGATGCCGTTGGCGCCGAGGTTGTTGGGGTTGGGGTTGCTGCTGGCGTTGCTGGTTGACCCGCTACTTGTGCAGGTTCTGTGTTGGCACTAGGTTGTTGTGTTCCTGCTTTTGCCTGCTCGTATGCTTTTTGATTCAATATCTCTATATCATTGGGATTGGTTATTGACGCACCGGCTTCGTTGGTCCAAGCTCGTGTTCCTGGATTGTAATTGTATTCGTGACCCTTGATCTCTAGTTTTGTAGCTGCTTTGGGATTGGCATGTGTACTTCCGATAGTGGATGTTGGCTCGGCTTCGGGGGCATCTCTATATGACGGGCCGGCCAGGGCCAAGCCGGTCACGGTATCAAAATATTGTAACACATTGGCCGGGGTAATTGATGCAGGCGGAGGTGGAAGATTTTTAACCCTGGGCGCCATTTTTTGTGCAAAGCTATACAATTTATCAGGATCGTTTGCAGTCGCAGGATCTCCGGCAGTGCGTTCGTTCCATTGTCTAAATGAATCTTTGGCCAGTTTTGCTATATTTTGTCGTGATCGGAATTTTTGTATTCCGGCAGTTGTTCCGGCCAGAGCCCGGGATATTGCCCCGACCTCTAGTATAATTTCGTTAGTCTTCATTGTTTAGTCTCCGTACTCCACGGGCAAATTTATTGGGGTCTTGTGTACGGATACTGTTCAAAAGTCTACGCTCTAATTCTGTTGCCGATTCGGCATCGTAGTTCTCTCGAATATAGTTCAATAAGTTTATAGCACTTGCGATTACATTATTAGCACGACTCTCTACAAGACTACGTCGGTCTCGTTGAGGACTCATTGTGGCCAATTCTTCTAAGATGCTATGGGTCCGCTTTTGCAAGATTTACTCCAATCTATGTTATATTTATGTGTTTGGCACTTTTACTATTAATCAAAATCTGCGACCATTCAGGGCAGATTTGATCAAAGGCAGTGTTTCGAATTCGATCGATTTTTGCTACTAGATCAAAGAATTCAAGATGATCGTGCTCGGACTCGGATATCATCTTTAACAAGTCCAGCAATTCGGTATAATTTTTAAATTTATCTCGCAAATGTTGCAAAACTTCGGGGCCGAGATATTCGAGAGCAAAGTCGCCCAAGGCTTTTTGAAATATCAAATTAACCGGATCGCCCAATCTATTTTGACTAAAGTTGTTTCGATGCCAATCAACTAACTCGTCAAGATAGTATATGTTTAAATAACTCCAAGTACAGTTTATTTTAAACATGTGATTCACCGGCATGTGCTCTTGATACCATGACAAGTTTGCTAACAATTTGTTCCAGTCGGCTCCGGTTCGTTGATAGTTGAACCTAGCACCAACATCATCGATACTGAAGTAAAGTTCTACTAGACTGCATTGGCTCCAAATATCTAATACTTCGTCACTGACACGAACTGTGCCATTGGTATTATAAAATACATGCACATCACCAAGTCCTTTGACTTGGTGTATTTTCTTTAAGAGGTTGACATGACTGTTGCTGAGTAAAGGTTCGCCACCACCATGAAAATGCACGTTTACAATATTTTTTAACAGTTCGGTGTCGGTGACTTCGATTTGATTGAATTTGTCAAATTTGAATTTTGTAATGTCTCTTAGCGGATATATTTTTTGATAATCGGGAATCCAACTTGTGCTGTCTGCGGGGCCGCAGATCATGCATCGTAGATTACAAAGATTGCCAACACTGTAGTCAATGCTTTGCGGGCCCGATAATTCAATGTCGGTGTCTTTGAAGTAAACTTCGTAAAGTTCTCGTGAACCAAGCCTACGACTCGTTAAGCCTTGTGCCTCGGCTCGATAACAAGCACCGCATCCGGGAACGGGAAGGTCCTGATCTACAAGGGTTTTTAATGCTTGATGCTGGTCACTGTTCCAAATTTCTTTGAGACTGAATTGATCGTTAGTCTTGATAAAGCCATCATAGAAGCTACAGGGATTGTAACTCAGCTGATTGTTTTTGGTCCAAATTGCTAGATTTTTATAAATGTCGTAGCAAAAGGATCTACTGTTTTTAGAGGTCATCGGCGTGTTCTAGGCCTATTATGGGCACGTGTACCTCGGACTCGAGTATCCATTTGATTGCAGTGGCCACATGAATCGGCTCCATCCACATACTGTGTTCGGGCTTGCCATCGTTTAATCCGCCAATGGTCATGTGTGTGGTTCTAAATGTCTTGGAGGCAAGACTTTGACTTAGATCTCTGAGTGCTCGCTTTTGCACCGAGTACAAAGGATTATAACTTTTTCTTCCTTGATACTCGGCAGTGCTGCCAATATTGAACACATGTCCTTGTTTCCAAACACTGTGTGTTATTTCTAATAGACGTTGTTGTCCGCCACTACAAATAAACGCACTATTAATGAATACATCATAATTAACAATTTGACTTCGAAAATGTTCTTCGTCTTTGGGATCCCACATTCGTAAATCATATCCAGTGGCCCTAGATGCAAAGTCGGCATCGGGAAATACTGTTTTTACAGCACGGGCAATAGTAAAATCATTGGGATTCCCGGTGCATAGTATTTTATACTTTTTCATTCTGATTTACTTTTTAATCCAGCCAACATACTTTTTAATTTACTGCTTTGCGCTTCGGCACTGACTGTGGCTACATCTAGTCCCGCTCCCGGCTTGGCTTCGGGTCTAGCAATTTGTTTTACTGGATCTTTAATTTGATCCATGATACTGGCTCGAGGTGGTCCAAAACTATTTTCATTTGCATCAATGCCGGGATCGGTAATACGCATGGTTTCAATATTGTATTCTAAATCAATTTTGTGTCCTACCCCAGTACTAGATCTCGACTTCATACATTGTATTTGATACTTGCCCCGCTCACGCATGGCTCTACTTGTAAAGATACCAAACACGTTATCAGCTGTGTTAATTTTACTTATACCTCCAGCAATATGACTATGGTCAAATTCGACTTCTTCAACTGCGCTACGATTCAATTGCGATGCAGTTACCAATAGTATGTTTAGTTCTTTGGCCAAGTTACGCAATTCTTCTGCCACATACTTGTCTTTAATAAACTGATCGTTAGGGTTAACTTTGACACTTACCGGCATTACCAAGTCCAAGTAGTCGACCATGACAAAGTCAACTTTTATTCCGGTTTGTATTTGCACTTCTTTTAAATAACTGCGAATATCATTTACTGTGCTCTGTGCCGGCAATGCTTTGATTCTATACTTGCCAGATTTTTTACTGACCAACACAACCTTCATTGTAGTGGTATCAACATCTTTCCGTATGTCCTTAGTACCAGTACCGGTCAGCATTGCGTCTGTTCTCAATGCAGTTAATTCTTCACTCAATTCTAAAGTAATATAAACGCCACTGAGCCCGGCTTGTAGCCAACTTAGTGCAATATTCATCATTACTAAACTCTTACCACTACCACTGCCTCCGGCAAATATGTTTAGTTCACCTCTACTAAATCCACCATATAACAGTCGATCCATCTGTGGCCAGCCTGTGCTGACTTGTCCGCCACTGTTAAAATATCGGTTAATACGTGACTGCGGATCTGCAAAGTAATCGGTGCCCATGTCCTTTTGCAAACTGATTTGTACTGCATCTTTGATTAATTTCTCTACAGGATCATAGTCACCTTTTTCCAACATGTCTGCGGCTTTTAGAATAGCACGTTCCAGTTCTTGACGTTTGGTAAAGCCTTCAAACTCTTGCATGAACCACTCGTAGTGTCCTTCATTTAGTTCGGGCACTGGCTTTAGCTCTACTCCGGTTGTGGCTTTAATTTGTGTATAGTCAGGAAGTGTTTTATGACTATCTGTATGTGTTTTAATAAACTCGGCAACTGCACGTAGGCTTCGATCAAAGTTTTCGGGGTTGTAAATGTTTTGCACACGTACATAACTGCTACTGTCTTGTAACATCATTTCTAAAAATAACTTTTGTAAATCGGGTGTATATTCTTTTATTGTCATTGTGTTTTCTCTAGTAGTAATTCAAAGTCTCGGGAATTGGTTGGGAATTGATTCAAATTCCAACATTTGATTTCAAATCCGTTGGATCTTAGTTTTTGTTGTAGGATCGCTTCTGATATAATGTTTAACTTGTTCCAAGCAAAGTCTTGTTGATTCAATACAGCTTGAACAATTTGATTTATTAAACGATATTCGTCAAGCACATATTGTTGTTTGTTGCGCCATTCTAAAGCAAAGTTGTCTAAACTATCGCACTCGGTTAGGGCACAACAATTTATAATTTTTCTGAAAGTGCCAGGTGTATCGTCGAGTATATCTTTAGTACTTATTTTAATATCAGTGTCAACATAATTTACAGCCTCAATCCATTCGTTGACCCACTGTAGATAAAAAATACTCAACCACTCGCGCAATTCCCATATTGCCATTTCTTTCCAAGACGTGTAGTTTTTATTCCAGTCAGTGGGTTTATAGTTATTGCTAAAAAATATATCAAGTCCGGCATTTAGTCCAAGGGCAATTTTATAATATTGAAATAACATATTAATTTCGGCGTATTCTAAATCATGTACATAAAGAAAAACAATTTTTTCCGGTGAATACTGATTGATTATGTCTATGGTTTCTCGAGCATGAAGATCTACAAACGGATATATTGGAGTTAATATTTTATTTGTATTCAAGTATTCTATAATATTTTTTTCTAGTAATTGGCTATTATAGATATGGTTAGTTTTTACGAACGAGTGCATGGACCCGTCATCGCAGATTTTGGCATCAATTTTGTCGTGTGCGTATTCCAGTGTATAGTTGCGTAAAACATACTCAACAGTCGATGCAAACGAACCTGGCACAAAAGGTATTATGATCATGTTACTTTCTTTTTACGCAACTCAATTTTTAACCTACTGGTTTCTCGGGCTTCAATGATGCTCTTTAACACAAACAGTTTGCCATACTTGATGACAGCTTCATTGATATCTTTAAATGTACCAAACCATATGGGAAAACTCACACTCCATCCAAATTCCTGTGCATCGCTGACCAGTTTCATACCTGGCTTGTCGTAATCAGGAACAACAATAACTTCTCGTCCCAAACTGTCAATTATATCTGCCTGTTGTTCGCTACACTCATTGCTCAATACTGCTACGCCATCAATACTCATTGCATCCATGGGGCCTTCACATACAACGACAAACTTGGCATTGGGCAACTGTCGGTCTATATTAAACACATAGTTGGCGTCGTATTGACTATAATATTTGGGCTTGACTTTTGGGTCAAATGCTCGTGCCGTATATCCAATAATCTCATTCCGCCAAGTAAAAGGAATTACGACCCGCCGATGTAAATTGTATTGTTGTTCTGTGGTATAATAAAATTCATATTTTTGTAAATCTATTGCACGTTGTGCCATATACAACACAGGATCATGATGCGGAGGACTTCCAGTGGCAACATCACCTTTCAATTGATAAAACGTTTCCAGTGCCATAAAACTCTGTGCTTCTGCGGGTAAAGGGCGGGGTTTGAATACAATTTCTTCTTTGACTTCTTCAACCTTATCAGGCTCAACAAGTTCTTTGATACGAATAGCATCAATTACTAGTCGCTTTACAGTATTGTCATCGGCACCCAACCAACTCAACAGTTTACGAAACTTGTAGTTTAAGTGTCTACCCGGAGTATAGTTTGCGGTATAATTGCAGTTAAAGCAGGAATATGATATAGCACCGTTTGGGTTAGTAATAATACCGCCTCTACCCCTTGTGTCCTGTGTTTCGCCTCTATTATGACAACAGACTGCATTAAAACTAGTCCAGCCACTTGTGGAGTTTGTTTTGCGTTTCGCGGGCAGTAGTGTGTTAACAGTGTCTAGAATCGAGTTCAGCATCGTACTATTATATACGATATTTTGGGCAAAATCAATGGTTTAGGCAGGACTTGATCCGTTATATCTAGTCAAATAATAGGTGGCATTTTGAAGATGTTCTGCAGCAGTCAATGCCCTAGTGTATACGTGTGCCACTGCAACTTTACCAGTTGTGTTGTTGGCATTACCTTGATACGCAAATATTTCTGGGGTTGATGCCGACGGTCTATTTGTAGTAGAGGCACTGGTTCCATGGGCCACACCATTTATATAGATAGTCCAACCCGTAGTCCCGCTAAAACTCATCGAAACATAGTACCATGTATTGGCACTGAGTGTGATATTAGACCCTACTACTTGATAACCATCACCGTTATTATTACCAGCATATAATGTGGTACCACCGGCACCCCAAAATGTTTCGTTAGTACCAGATCCTATTAGGTTGAAAAAGTTTGATCCTGTAAACTGAAACACAATACCTTTGCTGTAGTCAGTGTTTGCTGGAAATATGGTACTGGCCGCAACCGCACCGTTATTTCCAGGACTACTCCAATAGGCCTGTCTTGTACCAGTATTGTACACTGTACCATAACTGCTACCTGTGGGTGCTTGGTAGAAGGTAAAATTATTGCCATTACCACTATTATCGGGCCAAGTTGTTCCTGACACATAGTTTTGCATATCAAGATTAAACAACAGGCCAGCAGTGACATAACTTAAACTTGATTCTGTTCGAATGCTTACGCCGCCACCTATGTTAATTCCACCACCTATGTTCATACCCCGTACCTTGCTCTAAAATAATTAAAGTTTTGGCTAACTTCATTGGCACTCAATGCACGATTGTACAACATAGCAACCGGAATGTAAGCATCAAATGAATCGTAGCCATCCCAACGTCGTGCCACACGATACCCCAGAGTGCTGACCAAATTGCTTCCGCCGCCGGCACTAGCCGTTGTGTTTTGTAGTACATTGTTAATATATAATTTGATATTAGCACCATCGTATGTGCCCACAATGTTATACCATGTGCCAGTTGTAAGTGCATAGCCACCGCTCAATTGCCAACCAGTTGCAACACTATAATATCCTGCACGTATATTAGTATCGCTAGCTGTACTGCCGTTATAACTAGTCAAACAGAAATTAACCGTTGAGGTACTGCCGCCACCGCCAGTGTATACACCTGTAAATATGGCGGGCAAATATCCACCAGTCTGCCAACTGTTGGCATAAAACCAAGTATTAATAGTCCATTGAGTAATGTTAGTTCCAAGATTTGATCCAGCAGCATATTGATATACGGCACTACCAGTGCTGCCATCAAATCTCAAATCATTATAACCGTTCTTGATCATTGTGCTACTGTTTAGTGCAGTCCCATCAATCACTGCACTTGTGGGATTATTTTCGCCAGTAACTGGACTAAAACTGTCGTAATAGAATGTGGCATTTTTACCGTTGCCCGACAAGTCATACCAGGTGGTTCCCGACCCCGGCCACGAAGCGGTATTACGACTATCCAAATATAATTGTAGTCCGTTGGTTACTGGGGCAGTATCAACTATGTATCCAACATTTGTTAATGTAACTCCACTGATTATCATTATGCCACCTTTGTTATAGTCACGTAGCCTGAACCAAAGTTATATGCTGTAGTTGTACTGTGGCTCGAATTTTAGCACCACCAATGGTTACGCCAGGTTCTATTATCATATTACCAATCTATCCTCAATTGACGCACCCAGTTTTGAGCAGTAGATCCCCCAGTGTATGCCGCTACACCAAAGTAATTTCCAACTGGGGTCCAACTACCAATGTTAACCGATCCTTGATATATTTCATTGAGATATACTTCTAACATACGGTTGCCGTTTTGTATCTTGCGAATCTTTAGGGTCAAGTTGTAGAAACTGGTGTAACTGGCGTTCCATAACGTAACTCCAGAGGTTACATAGTTACCGTTACCAATGAATGGGATATTAGTTTGTGTACCACCAACATAAACTTCAAATTGACTTGCACTACTATAATAATGGTTCATGACTGCGATACCACCATAAGTGTTGGTATTACCGGGATTACCTGTTATGGCAGCATTAGATCCAAAGTAGATCCACTGTCCATCTGCACCAGTGCCTCCACTGGCACCAACACTAGCAGTTATAACCATATCATAGTTATAGTTTATGGTAGCACTGTTCCAGTTAATGTAGCCAGACTGTGTAGTAGTTGTTGTAGTAAGTTTTAATCCGTATGCTTGTGTGCTATCCCAGGTAGCGTTGCCGCCAATGGTGCCACTTGGAGTAAATGAACTTAGTGCAGAAGTGGAGTTGGCTTGCCAAGTATCCCACAAGAAACGTGTTTGAGGACCACTGCTTCCAGATGCTATTACACTGCTAGCCGTTACGTTACCGCTGTATGTAGCAGTAGTACCAATGCTGTTACCGTAGTGGTTAGCAATAATGTTGCCTGCTGTAATGTTACCAGCAGTAGTAATGTTACCATTAGCAACCATGTTCAAGTTACCACCCGTATCCAACTGCATCTGTGTTGTGCCATTGGTCAAGAAACTTAAGGGCAAGTATGTGCCCGAGCCATTAATACCCGATACCAGTTGTACATCTGTTGTGCCGTTTGTGGCAATTAAGATCTTACTTGCGTTAGTCAAGTTACTGTTGTTAGCCGCTTGCCAACTTGCTGCTGAGCCAGTGCCCGTTGGTGCTGTGTAGATGCCAGGATTGCTATTGGCCGCGGTTGGGCGGAATATGGTTCTGTAGTTTACTGTACTGTTGGTAAAGTCACCATATATAGCACTATTGGTAGCATGTAACACATTACCTGGTAAGGTCAAGTTGCCATCGTAACTGAATGTGTAGTTGGCGGTGCCGGTCCCGCTTGCCGCCGCAGAATTATAATTTTGTAAAACAAACGAACCACCGTTACCAGGACTTGCTGGTATGGTTATTGCGTCACCGTTTTTGTATCCAGTGCCAGGATTGGTTACAGTGGCACTATTTAGATATCCACTTGTACTACCGACCACAGATACGATCATGCCTGTTCCTGAACCACCAGTGACAGATATACCAGTATAGGTTTGATTGCCGTATCCGCCTGCACTGTTTAAACTAGTAACAGTGTTATATACCCCAGTGGCACGTAGAACCAATGGACTATTGCCTGATTGTACTGTACTAGAACCAACTGTGACGTTAGTGGTACTGGATCCAACCACAAATAAACCGGCTGCGGTACCTGCGTTGATGGTACTGGCATTTTGGAACAAGCCTGTTGTGGCTTGGTTGGTCACTAAACCTGTGGCGTTTTGAATTGTTATTGCACCAGCACTAGTAATTCCAGCACCGTTATACAAACTCATACCACTTGTGCTTATGGCCATGTATGCACCGGAAGCACCAGTATATCCTGTAGCGGTGTTGGCAGTTACCGCACCACCGGTGGCATACCAATATAGCGTGCCGGGACCAACTATCAAATCTGATGCACCAGTTTGTGTGTTGCGATAGCGTTGTACACCGTTAGCATCAAAGTAAACGTTGTTGCCTATGTGTGATGCGTAGCCAAATGTGGGGCTACCATAGTTACTAATAACTGTATTGGCACCTAGGAATATAGCAGTTGCGTTGGCCTGTATATTGCCTGTGGCTACGTTGCCAATAACACCTGTATTACCAACAAATACTGCGGTGTTGGCGCTTAACATTGCCGCCACATTGGCGTTGCTGTAAATTGTGCCAGCACCACCGGAACCTGTGCCACTAGTAAATACTGTTCCGTTAGCATACACAATGTTTGATGTGGTTGGTATAGTCAAGTTACCAGTCGTGTCAAATGTCCATGAGTAACTGCCGGCTTGTAAGGTTACGTTACTGCTTGACCCGTAGATGTTACCAATGTTGTTATAAGTTAGCCCAGATAATGCACTGCCATTACCAATAAAATAATTGGCTTGAACGTTGGCCGTTGTAACTACATTGGTCGTTAAGTTTTGTAAATTAGCAATTACATTGGCGTTACTATATACACCACCTTGGGGGTTAGCTACCAAATATGCTGCCACGTTACTATTACTGTAGAATGTCTGTGTAGTCAAATAAGCAGCCACGTTGGTGTTGCTATAGATCGTGCCACTAGCACTAATACCAGTTAGGATACTTTGACCGTTGGCATAATTAATAGCACCGCCAATTGGCAATATCAAGTTACCACTACTGTCAAATAAGAAGTTATGTGATCCGTTGGTCTGAACATATACCAATGTTCCGTTAATTTGCCCGACACTGTTAAGTACTGAAGAACTAATTGCCGAGAATGTGGTTGCAGAAATGTAACTTGCTACGTTGGTGTTACTGTAAGTTCCAGCCGGTGGGTTAGCTATCAAATAACTAGCCACATTGCTGTTACTATAGAATGTCTGTGTAGTCAAATAAGCGGCTACGTTGGTGTTGCTATATGTACCACCAATACCTGACAGAATACTTTGACCGTTTGCACTATAGACAAAGTTTGAAGCACTGATTGTATTTGCGTTGATTACATTAGCACCAGTGATATTACCATATGCGCCAGTGGTTGTGATGTTGGCCACTGTGTAAGTTCCACTTGTGATCAAGTTACCAGCAGTGATATTACCTGTAGTTGTGATTGTAGCAGTAGTTAAGTATGCGCCAACATTGGTATTTGAATATGTGCCTGCCGGTGGATTTGCCAACAAATAGGCAGCCACCTGTGCGTTACCATAACTGCTACTGGTAAATGGTGTGCCATTGGCATAGAAGAAGCCGGTGGCCAATACGTTGCCGCTGGTAACGTTGCCAACTGTGGTTACGTTGTTGGCAAACCAAGCGTTACGAGTGTAACCAACCAGTTCGAATATGCTTGCACCACCAGTCTGGCCTACTGTAAATCCATCTGGGCCGGCTTGTCCTTGACCAACTACCACATCTACTGTGGCCTGTGCTGTGGTTTTTGTATAAGCTCCAAGACCGTAACCTATTCTCCAGTTTTGATCAGTAGTTCTAAAATCCAGCCAACTGCCAATTGACAACCCAACATTACCCGTTGTGATGTTGCCTAATAGGTAAGAGGCTACATTACTATTACTATATGTTCCACCAATACCGGTTAAAATACTTACGCCATTGGAGTATAGGAAGTTTGGTGCTGTAACGTTAGCGGTAGCAGCAAAACTACTACCATAAAAAATATTACCAGCAGCCACAATGTTGCCTTGTAATACAACATTACCACCTGTGCCTGGGCTAATGTTGATGTTGTTTGATCCAGGATAACTGCTGGGTGTAGCCAATGTTAGTGCATACGATCCAGATTGTATTAGTCCAGCTGCAGACAGAGTGATATAACCAGCGTTAGTACCACTATTGTATCCGCCAGTGACCTGTGATGCGCCTAGGTATTGAGCAGTGACATTGGTTAATTTGCTACCGTTACCAGTGTAGTATGTGCTAGTAACGTTGCCAATTGTGACGTTGCCTGCTAGATATGATGCGACGTTGGTATTGCTATAAGTGCCAGCTTGCGGATTAGCTACAAGGTAAGCGGTTACGTTGGCATTGGCATAACTACTGGTGCCATAATTTAGATTGGCCCAGGTATAGAAACTTCCAATGTTGGCCGTTACAGTTGCTATAGAACTATTAGCACCAAGAATGCTATTATATAATCCACTTACATTAGCGTTGGCCCAAACGTAATAACTACCAATATTGGATTGTAATGATGCAATAGTGGCATTAGCCGTAGTTATGTTGGCATTTATGTTGTTGATAGCAGTCTGTTGGACTCCGACATTGGCATTGGCACCCAGTATGCTGGTGTACAGGCCTGTGACATTGGCATTGGCCCAGGTGTAATACGAACCAACGTTGCTCTGCAACGTGGCAATAGCAGTATTGGCCGCCGAGATTTGATTCAATTGTGTCACTGCGTTGGCAGTCCATGCAGTAGTCACAGCGTCGACATAGCCCCTCATGGCAGTATTGGCTGTAACGATTGCGGCATTGGCTCCACTCACGTTGGCATTTGTGGTGGTAAGGTTAGTTAATAGTGTGCCGATGTTGGCTTCGTCGGTTTGTATGGCAGTGGCAATCTGTCCCAAGGTGTCCAAGATAGCAGGAGCATTGGCCAACAGGCTGATCTTGTTGTCTATATAACCTTTGAGTGCCACGTTGGCAGTAGTTACATTGGCCACTGTGGCAAAACTGGTTTGCCCTGCAGGTCCTTGGTAAGCAGTACTTTGAACTGTGGTGTCAGCGAATATAACGTTTCCGGGTAATGTTAGATTACCGTATTGGTCAAAGGTCCAGTAGGGAGAACCCGAACCGCCCTGATTGGTGTACAACAGAACAGAAGTATTGGCATACATCACCGCAACATCTTGATCGTTTAGAAAAATTCCAGTTTGATCATTATAACCATTGGCACTAAATTGTATCTGGCCATCTTCAGCTGACCAAATATAACTATTGCTTTCAAAACGAATATTACCGACTGTTAGCCCGCCAATTGTAGCAGTACCATTGGCACTGAGTTGATGTTGTAGTGCAGCGACATTGCTGGTAAGTCCGCTGATATTTGCTCCGTGTATGTTTGCAACCAATGCACTAATATTGGCAGTATTACTTTGAATACCTTCGATAGCAACGATAACGTTTGATAATTGTTGCGAGTTAACCAAAGTGCTCATACCACCCGGAGTTGAGCCGTCTTGTAAGCGTAGAGTTTGTAGTCCGGTATCTACCAATAGTTCGCCCAGTGGGCCCACGTAGGCCGAAGCCGCGGCAGTATTGCCACGCTTGATCAATATGGTTGATATATTAATTAAGTTACTCATTAAATTGTTCCACCGTCTAATGAGTAAGTGGTACCCGAACTTGGTGGGGTATAACTAGTTCCGTAATAAGCAGGCAACACTTCTAAATCTAAAGGCACTCCGTAGTTGTCATCTATGTAAACAGGGCTTGTGGTATCAGTACTGGTAACTGTGGTGCTAAAAGCCAATTTGTAAAAACGATTTTCCAAACTGTTTATGGTATTGGCATCAAAAGTAAATGTGCCCTGTCCCAATTGTATGTTGGCCCAAGTAACAACATAACTCTTTACTGTGACTTGATTTGTGGGATCTTGTATACTTGCGGTCACACTGCTGCCGGTTAGATCCACAGGCTTTTGATCCTGATTTTTAACTATAACTTGTATGGGATTGTCTATGCCTTGATAGACTTTAATGGGACGGCTATACACAACTCGATTCCTTGTAGTGAAGATCGTGGGGTCAAAAACTTGAACCTCGGCACAATTTGGATATAAATACGCTTTGACAGTGATCATTTTATTGTCTTTAACATATTTAGCGAGAATTGTGGAAGAAATCAAACAACTACTAGAACAGTATCCGTACCTAACACTTCTTACCTACGGTGGTAACGAATACATTGGAATCATACAAAACGCCGACGAGCAAATAACCACCATATACGATTATGCTGTCCTGCGTACTCCCGAACAAAAGATATTGTTCTTGCAACTGGGTGATGTTTGGTGGTGGGAAAGCAATAGAATCATACCCATCAATGTATTTTTGAAAAAAGAATGGGCCGACTTCAAGTTTTGTGTTAAAACAATGAACTCAAAAGACGTTGAGATTAAAGTAGGCCCTCAAGTTAGCCTTAAAGAAATGGCCATGAAACGTAGCAAACGTCGTTCAATAACCCTAGTAAGAAAAGTCAGTTAATTGTATCCCGAACTGATTTGCTCGCAGATCAGGTTCATGTGTACTGCCACAAGATGTGCGTAAGCTACCCCGTGTGCTTTCTTGAAACTGTAGCCTTCTTCGGTGGTATCCCACACAGTTTCTGCAATTTCGCGCCAAGTTCTTCCCACCAAATGTCGCTTGCCCGGACGTATCAAGGCCAAAAACATAGCCATACGAGGAATACTGTTAACCGGTTCTGGACATTTTAATAGTAAATCATGATGTGCGCCAATGTGTATCAGCAAGCTGCAAAAGTCTGGATCTTGTAACAAATCCCATATAGGTTCTTGTTGCATCAATGCTACCAAATGTTCTTCGTTCTTTATCTGTGTATATAAAGATACATTTAAAAAATCTAGTTTGTTATACCCAAACTCTTCTGCAACTTTGTGATCTAGAGTTGCAATACCGGTAAAGGGATCTGTGGGAATATCGGTTACATAAACACCGGTATTGTGCTTGACCAGTTTACCATCTCGAACAATGCCCGCAGGATTATGCTTCAGTAACTTTAAGGCACTTTCTCTATCGCCAAAATCAATATCAATATCGCTTTTAAATTTCATAGTCCGGCTTTGCTCAATATATCTTTGACCCATTCGGTGTCGGCTAGGTAGTCGCGAAACTTCTTTTGCCAAAAGTCGGGATCGATCCAGGGCATCACAATCGCGGCTTGATCCGCATTGAGTCCTTCAAGAAATCCAATGCCACTGTCGCAATTAAATACAACCCAAGGACTGATCCGCCCAGTACTAATATGGTAAACAATACGATTTGCATTACCGTATCTAAAGTAATCGCTAAAGCCATTTTTAAGTTCTGGGTGTGTTTCTGCATATTCTGCCATTTCCTTCAAGGCACGTTCTAGTGCATCCTGTGTGGCTTCGCGTTTTAGGTATTCAGGAAGCCACTCAGTATATAGCCGATCACTACACCAATTATCTAACTTCTTATTATTCTTTAATAAAAAATCCGTAAAACTAACAAAATGAATGCAACGGATATTGACACAATGCCTACCAAATTTAACAAAGGCATTATAATAAGGGCTCTTAGCAAAATCCTCGTAGGACTTGAGTTTAGCACTGCCCTGTGAATATTCATAGAATCTAAGATACGCTTTAAGGCCCCATTGTACACCTGTTTCATCTCGTTGCATATAGCGACGCTTGGCCTCGCAGAGGTGCGCCAATAGGGTCGTTTCTTTTCTAAAAGGCTTTTCACAGTAACGGCAATTATATAAGTTGGTTTCGGACACAATAATCGTACAAGTAATTTTCTAGTAAGTAGTAATATTCATGTTGATGATGACGTATAACCGCCGGCAAATCTTTATCTGGAGCCACTGGTGCAACTCCATTATCGTGTAAAAATTGATTTGCGGAAAACTCGTCCAAGGACACAATATTTTTAATGTTGTTTACACTTTGCTTTAATGGAAAATTAAAGTCCTTAAAGTTATGCACCCAATTAAAAATACAAAACTTTATATTTCGGCTGGTTAAGTATCCCGACAACATAATGATATCACAAAATAATTGTTCTACACTGGTTAGATATTGATAATCAAACTTGTATCTTTCTCGTATGTGTTGATTGAGTTGTTCAATATCGATATTGGCAAGACTTGTTTGATTGATAACACCTTGTACTCCACAAGTAATCCAGTTGCTGCCATCAACCGATAACTCAAATCTATCTAAAAATGTTAGTCCTATTAGTACAAATTCAACAGGATTAGATTCTAAATAGTTAACAGTAGTTCTAATTATAGCACGATTGCTGTTGCCAGGCAAGGCTAAATTAACCAATTCAGAACAATTTAATCGTGTGGCAAAGTCTTGATTGATTTTATTTGCCAAATAGCTGTCGCCATTGACCAATAACTTCATACAAATTCTTTTATACGTTTATCGTCCCACCCGTGTGCACGTGCCAGTTCTTTGATATCTTTTTTATCATTTAACTGTGCCATTAATTTAATTTCATCACTTTTGGCATGGGGATATATTTCAGCAAAAAACTTTTCGGCTTTGCTATTGCCAGTGACACGTTTGGGCCCAGCTAACCATTGATGCCTAAATTTGCCAATGCCGGGACTGACTGTTGTGGCCAACAACCACTGCAACTTTTTATGTTGAGTGGTGCTGATATCAAAGAAATGTTTGTTTAATCGCTCGTTGACACTCAACAAGTAATAGGCCTGTGTGTCGTAGTCGCCCGAGACCACACTGCCCCAACGTATCATTAAGAACGGGCTAAACTTTTTTCGTTCTTCTTCGGTCAAGTCGTCAAAGAAATCACGATTCTTTGCGTCAAACTGTTCCATCTCGTAACCAATGTTTAATTTATCTACCATGATCTTTTTTTAAGTTGTAGTATACTATAGCACGTTCTAACAGTTCTTGCAAGCCCGCATCTCGCCTGGCCATTCTACGGATCTCGCCCCACATTTGAGCTTCCTGTAATTGTTCGTGCAGTGATTCACCATCGCTGGTCATATCCGAATATAGCTCACGTTGACTGGTCCCGGGCAAGCGTCGGTAAACGGTTCGGCCTTTGTCCGGACTTTCAAATATATCGCTCATGTTACCAAACTTTGTTATAGTCCACTACTTCACTTTGTCTCGAAATATCTTTGACAAAGTAAACACACATGGGCCCGTCAACACCTTCCTCTAAGGGAACTGCCAACATCTGCCCGGGTTTTAGTTTAGGAAAATACCATTTGATATCTTGATATATATCTACTATTTCCACTGGATAAAAATCTGGGCGAAAACTGGTTTTGGGATTAAAAGCAAACGCACTAAATCCTCGATCATTGATACTGGTCAATGGCACAACTTCTAAATCACCTTGTTCTTTTTCCCCAATTAACAATTGCCAATCCACTGGCATTTTGATTACGTGTTCTCCAATGCGTAGTACCAAGGCCGGAGCATTAAAACTTTCCATAAAGATCAAGGGAATGTAAAAGTAATCGGGTTCTCGTGGATTGCTATTATCTAGCACACAAAAATTAAGTTCTTCAATTTCGTTTGGAATCTCGTTCATTTCATAACTACGATTCTCAAGGGTGAGTATTCTCATTGCCAGTTAGCCTTTTCTATAGTAAATGGATAATTGGCCTCGGTATAAAACTTTTTCCGGGCCGTTAAATGTCGTTTTGCAAATTTGCAGGTACTGGTTATGTCCCAGATTTCTACGTGGTCTTTGTCTTCTGCTTTTCGTATACCTCGTCCAATGCTTTGTATAACCCTAACAAAGCTCTTTCCGGGTTCCACCAAAACCAGATTAAAAATACGAGGGATATTAATACCCACTGCGGCCACACCGTAAGTCGCCACAATAATCTTCCCAGTAGCACTCGCCACTGCATCATACTCTGCTTGTCGTGTTGTTCCTTTAGTTGCTCCACTTACAAATACCGCCTTATCACCTAAATATTCTGTTAATAATTTACCTGTTGCCACTCGATCTACCAGCACCAAGGTATTGCCTGTGTCGTTAACTCGAAGAATCAAATTCCGCATGTAAGTTAACCTTCCTGTGGTCTCTAACAAGTATTTTAATTCCTGTTGGTATTCTTTATACTCAACATGATCAACGAGTTGCACTATATTAACATGGCAATTGGCAAGATGTCCTGCTTCTTGAAGATCACTGGCTGTAAGTTTTCCAACTACTGGTCCCAGACTACATAGTATACTTATACTCGCATGTTCCTCCTTGGGAATTGTTCCGGTAAGTCCCCAGCGAATCGGCACGTGTGCAAACACTGTGGTGAGTAAACTTTTAAGTGCATCGGCTTTGGCCATATGTACTTCATCTACCATGACACAAACAACACCTTCAATAAAGTCACCTATTTCAACTTCGGCTTCGCCTGACTTGGTCATCTTCATCATGTTGTTTAGACTTTGCCAAGTGCATATGGTATGTGTTCGATTGTACTCTTTTCTATCACCAAAGTACACGCCTACATCGAGTCCGAGATTGATGTAGTCGACTTCGGTTTGTGTTACTAGACTTTTGTTGGGCACAATAACAATACTGCGACCATACTTCTCTACACTTCGACTCAGTGCAGCAGTCATGATTGTTTTGCCTGCACCTGTTGCAACTTCTTGCACACTTTGTCGATTTTCTAAAAATCTGTTCAAGATCTCGGGTTGATAATCTCGTAGATAGATTGGTTCGCCCGCTCGAGGATGTCCTTTGGGCCACTTCTTATCACTAAATGTATCTTCGGTTATAGGGTCAAATTCAAACTTTGTTGTATAGTCACGCTGATCTTCTAGTTCAACATCATAATTCAAGTTCTCAAGATGTTCTAGTATTTCGGGTAAGAGATTGATATAAGTGCTACCACCTAATTGAAAGAAACTGACTTTGCCGTCCCAACGTCCTAGTCGTACTGCTGGCTGATAACGTGCTCCCGGAACTTCGTATTTAAACTTGTCCACTAGTTTTTTTCGTACACTGACATCAAGCCCTTCCAGCTTGACGTTGACTTCGTCACGTATTATTAATTTACAAGTCTGCAAGTTTTTCTACCTTAGTTTCTATTTTCTTATTATACACTTCTGCAGCACAGTAAACAACCTTTTCTGCGTTCTGAACCATTAGTGCTTTATCTCCGCCAAACATCATACCGGCACTGCTGATCAGTAATGGTATTGGCACTTTTGTTATTGGCGCTTGTACGTGATAATATTTGAATCCTGCGTCTAAGGATTGCACTGGGGTAGCTCTTGGAACTTTAACTACACCTTCTCGTAGTTGTTTAAATTTTTCAAACAGTTTGTCGCTGAGATCGGGTTCATAAATCACAACTGGCCAACGTTGCATTTCATCTGCGTAGTCTAGCACACTTGCAAGATTTTCTTCAATTGCAGTAGGATCTAACTTGACTTCTCTACTGACTGCAAGATTGTAAAAACGAGGAGTGCTGGCGGCTACTACTTGATCTGCTATTGCTCGACTGACTGTATAACCCAATACTGCACTCATGTCAATCAAACGCAACAAATTGTCCGCACCAAATCCTCCCAGGTTGTTTTCAATGTATTCATGTAAACTTTCGGGACAATTGCTGATGCTTAATTGATCGTCTTTGAATATTAATTCAATTGCAAACGGGCTGGATTCAACCTCGCTAACTAAATTGTTTAGTCTACGTACTTCTGGGCCAATGTCAAATTGATTTTGATCGGCCCAGGTCGAGAGCCAAACTAGATTATATTCGGTGAGTGCAAAACTCCAAACTTTGGCTTCTTTGTCCCAAGATCCATGTCCTTGACTTTCTTTTCTAAAGTCACGTAGTCCTTCAATTAACTGATTGTTAAAAGGAAATGTAACCTGTAACATATCGTTTACAACATCAAGTTTGCGAGTATAATCCATTTTACGCAACGGCAAACGCCACATAGCTCGTTCCTCAACTGGG